GGAAGAATCCGCGAAGTCCAGCGCACCCTCACCCAATCATCCAAGCGCCTCATCGAGCAGAAAATCCAAGCCCTCGGAGTAGGGCCGCTGTTCCGCGTCCTCGACGACCGCATCAAAACGCCCGGCGACGGCGTGATTGCCTTCATCGGCATGCAGGATCACACGGCCGAGAGCATAAAGAGCTTGGAGGGCTTCAAGATCGCGTGGATCGAAGAGGCGCAGACGCTTTCCCACCGCAGCCTCGCCCTACTGCGACCCACCATTCGCGCGGAACACAGCGAGATTTGGGCCTCCTGGAACCCAAGACGCAAGTCAGACGCAATCGACCAGTTCCTCCGGCAGGAAAAGCCGCCCGGCTCAGTGGTCGTCGAGGCGAATTGGCGGGACAACCCATGGTTCCCCGAAGTTTTGGTCTCAGAGCGGCAAATTGACCAAGAACGCTACCCAGAGCGGTATGATCACATATGGGAAGGCGGCTACGCAAAGGCATTTGAAGGCGCCTACTTCGCCGCAGTCCTCAACGAGGCAAAGGCTCAAGGCCGTATTGGACGAGTTGCTGCTGATCCGCTCTTGCCTCTCAGAGCCTTCTTCGACCTTGGGGGGTCTGGTGCCTCAGCAGACGCAATGTCCATCTGGATCGTCCAGTGGGTCGGACAGGAAATACGGGTCCTGGACTACATCGAGGGCATGGGCCAGGTCCTCGCCTACTACGTCGACGAGCTGCGCCGCCGTAAATACGAAAAGGCCATCTGCTACCTCCCGCACGACGGCGTGAACGCTAACGCCATTACCGGCAAGCGGTATGAAGACCATCTGCGGGAGGCAGGCTTCGACGTGCAGCCTCCGGTGAAGAACCAGGGCATGGGCGCCGCCATGATGCGCGTCGAGGCAGTGCGCAGGATCGGCCCGAAGCTGTGGTTCAACGAGGCGACGACAGAGGCCGGTCGCGACGCCCTGGGCTACTACCACGAGCGCAGGGACGATGATCGGCAAGTGGGCCTCGGGCCATCACATGACTGGGCCTCTCACGCTGCGGACGCCTTCGGCCTGATGGCTATCTGCTACGAGGAGCCGTCTCGGGCGGCGGGCTTCGGCCGGAAGCTGGTGTATCAGAAACTGGGTATTGCGTAGGGTCATCAAAGCCGTATTTGACGCGCTTCTCCGGGGTCAATTGGGCAACCCACTTCAATGTGTCTTGCCGCATGCGCTCTTCGTATTCGATGGCCCGGGCGATACGGTGGCGCGAGAGGCGGGCTTGTGAGTGGATTTCAATGGGGGCAATGAAGGTATCCCGCCATTGCTGGTAATGTTCGCCGCCCAGCGCGACGGCGCGGCGCCACGCATTCAGTCGTTCGATCTGCCAGTCTGCCATGACGGTGGCTCGGGATAGCTTGATGGCGGCCTTGCGCGCCACAAGCTCATCGTAATCCGTGAGCCATGGCTCGTCGTAGCCGCGGAGCGTTTCCTCCTCGACCTCCTGCGGCGTCCAGTGGCGCTGATTGAGGCGATAGGTCAGGCGCTTGATCTCGGTGATCAGTTTGCGCTGGCAGTCGCGGTCGCGAGCGCTCGTCATTCCGAAGCCTCTTGGAGCTCCTTGAGCTTGGCGGCGATGTCGGGCGGCAATTCTAAGTGGCCGCGGAAGTGTCGCCAAGTCAGCCTTTGGATGATGCCGGAGACATAGCCGCGAGATAGTCCGTGCTGTTTGGCCACGTCGCGGATGGGTGCGCCTTCCAGATGCTCACGTAGCATCTGGATATTACGCTCCTTCGTGGCCTTTCGGCGGGCCAGTTCGCGCAGTCTCCCCAGCGTGACATTCTCGTCGTTCATGGGGGCCATTATGCCACGAAGACGCCGGGGCGCTAGCCGCTGCGTCTGCCAGCGCTTGAGCCGCTATTGGCCGGCGCGCTGGCACAGGTTCACGGCCCTCCCGGCCACGCAAAACCGAGCCGAATGCCCAGCCTGAGCACTCACGACACGGTTGGCCTGGGAGGGCCGCCAGTCACCACAAAGGAGACGAGGATGTCCGATCCGAAGGAAGACAACACCGAGCCTGGCGGGGCGGGTCGTGGCGGCATCGTATCGCCGGGCGGCACGCAGCCGAAGCCTACCGAAGATCCGCGTAAGGACAGCGGGCTGCACGACGCGCCTCCGGCGCCCAACCAAGACCTGCCGAAAGAGTAGCGCGTGCCCAAGCTTACCGTCTCCGAGGTGCAGGCCATCCTCAAGGGCGAGAAGTCCGACGCGCTGTCGGCGGCGGAGTCGAGCAAGCTCAGCGAGGAGCGGGCGCGGGCGCTCGACTACTATCAGGGCGACATGGCGCGTGACATGCCGGCACCTGCCGATCGCTCCAAAGCCGTCTCCTCCGACGTGGCGGATGCCGTCGAGGGCCTGATGCCCTCGATGATGGAGGTTCTGCACGGCGGCGACGATGTGGTGGAGTTCGTCCCGACAGGGGCGGAGGATGAAGAGGCGGCACAGCAGGAAACCGACTATGTGAATTATGTATTCACGCAAAAGAATAACGGGTTTCTCATCGACTATACCTTCGTGAAGGATGCTCTGCTGTCGAAAGTCGCCATCGTGAAGGTATATTGGGAAGACAAGGAAGAGTCCGTCGAGGAGAGTTACTGGGGCCTGCCGGAGCCTGCATTTGGGATAATTAAGCAGGCGAAGGACATCGAGATCATCGAGCACACTGAGCGGCAGGGCATACCGGGGCAGCAGCCGCGTGACGAGCAACAGGGGGCGTATTGATGGCGCTTCCTCCCTTTCCGATGGGCCCTCCTGGGCCTCCCGGCGCAATGCCCGGGCCTATGATGACACCTCCTGGGTTCGGGCCGCCACCGCCGGGAGGCCCGCCAGGGCCGCCAGGAGGGCCAATGCGTCCGCCCGGCCCACCGCAGCCTCCCGGCGCTCCACCGCCTCCAGCGGGCATGCAGGGGCCTCCAGGCCCACCTCCATCCCCGGGGCCAATGCCGCCAGCTCCGCCGCCCATGCCGGAGACGGTGCATGATGTGAAGATCAGCCGCATCCGCAAATATGGCTGCGCCAGAGTCGAGAATGTGCCGCCGGAGGAGTTCGGCATCTCGCGGCGGCAGCGCTCGGTCATGCTGCGCGACTGCGACTACTGCTATCACGAGGTCAGGAAGACGGAGGCCGAGCTGATTGCGGCCGGCTACGACAAGGAGCAGGTGAAAGCGCTGCCCGACTATGCCGGCGACGGCGGGGCGGAAGAGATTGCCCGCGACACGGTGGACGACAATTCTCTGTCGGGGTCCGAGGGACTGAACAAGGCCAACCGGCAGATCCGCATCACCGAGCACTACGTGATGATGGACTACGAGGGCGACGGCAAGCCGCGCCGCTATCGGGTGACGACGGGCGGCTCCGGCTCGGAGATTCTGAAGCGTAATGGCAGGCCGGAGATCGTGCCGGACATGGTGCGCTTTGCCGCCATGACGCCGTTCATCAATCCGCACCGCTTCTATGGCACGTCCATTGCCGACCTCGTCATGGACATTCAGAGGATCAAGACGGCGCTGCTGCGGCAGTTGCTCGACAATGTCTACTTCAGCAACAATCAGCGCCTGGAAGTGGCCGAGGACGGGGCGACAAAAGACACGATCGACGATGTCTTAAGCAACCGCGTCGGCGGCATCATCCGCACCCGTCGCATTGGCTCGGTCGCACCTGTCCCGAACCAGCCAATCGGCAGCTTTGTATTTCCGATGCTGGAATACATGGACACACTGCGGGAGTGGCGCACCGGCGTAACCAGGCAGGGGCAGGGCTTGGACCCGAATGCCCTGCAGAACATCGGCGAGCGGGCCGTGCTCGATGCCCAGAACGCCGCGCGGGCAAAAATGAAATTGATCGCTCGTATCTTTGCGGAGACCGGCATTCGGGAGATGTTCTGGCTGCTCCACGCCACCATCCGGCAGAATGCCAGCGAAGCGGAAACCGTGAAGCTGCGCGGCAAGTGGGTGAAGGTGGACGCGCAGGAATGGCGGGAGCGCAACGATCTCACCATCAACGTCGGACTCGGGGCTGGTGACAAGAGCCAGGAACTCATGGTGCTGCGGGAGATCATGCAGATCCAGGGCAATGCGATGATGTCGCCGAAGATGGGCATGCTCGCCGGACCGCAGCAAATCTACAATACCGTCAAGCAGATGACGCGAAAGGCCGGGCTGAACTCCTCCGATCCGTATTTCAACGATCCGTCCAGGACGCCGCCGCAGCCTCCCGAGCCAAGCCCGGAGGAGAAGAAGGGCATGGCCGAGATGCAGCTCAAACAGCAGGACATGCAGATGCGCCAGCAGGGCGCCATGGCCGACGCGCAGATGAAGCAGCAGCAGGCGCAGCAGGACATGGCCATGCAGCAGGCCAAGGCACAGCAGGACGCCGCGCTGCAGCGGGAAAAGTTCAATCTCGATGCGCAATTGCAACGTGAGCAGATGCAGTCGGACGCGCAATTGAAGCAGATGCAGATCGATGCCGAGATGGGGCTGAAGCGGGAGCAATTGCAGGCGGAGTTGGCACTGAAGCGTGAGCTTGCGATGGCCGGGCTGCAGCTCAAGGCCAGCATGCCTCCTCCGGGCGGAGCGAACGGCGGCGGCATCAGCGGCGTTCACGTCGGGGGAGAGCCCGGCTGATGGCTGACGATGAATTTGCCCTGCGCCGCGACATGTCGGCGGCTGCACAGGTGCAGAGCCTGCTTGAAAACCAGCATGTGGCGGACGCCTTCAATGCCCTTGAGGCGTCCTACATCGAGGCTTGGAAGGTAGCGGCACCGCGTGATGCGGAGGGCCGTGAGAAGCTCTGGATGGCCGTGCAGGTTGTCGGCAAGGTGAAGAGCCACCTTGAGGCAATCGTCGCCAATGGCCGGCTGGCGGAGCGGCAGATCCAAGAGATCACGGCACGCCCGAAGCGCTTCGGGATAGTCTGAACATCTAACCGGGCCTAACCGGGCCTAACTGGAATTCCCTTCATGTCTGAGCCTACCCAACCCGACGCGGGAGCGCCGGCACCTGAACCTATTGCGCCCGCTCCAGAGCCTGCATCCTCTCCACCGCCCGCCTCCGACGCGCCAATTACCGCGCGCGAGGCGGCGGACCTCATCGCCGGTAAGACGGACGATGCCACGCCTCCACAGGAGTCCCGTGGCGAGACCAACGCGCAAGAGCCTCCCGAAAAGGAGTCCCTCGAAGCGCCAAGGTCATGGCCCAAGAAAGAGAGAGAAGCCTTTGCCGCCCTCACTCGTGAGCATCAGGAAGCATTCCTGGCGCGCGATCGGGCCCGCGAGGCGGACATCCAACTGGGGCTGCGACAAGCCGCCGAGCAACGTCAGGCCGCCGAGGCCCTGGCGCAGCAGGCGGAGCAGGCACAAGCGCAAGCACGATGGCAATACGAGCAGTCGTTGCCGCAGCAGGCGCTGTTGCTGGATGCCGAGTATCGGAAGGAGTTCGGAACGCCAACCTGGGACGATCTTCAGGACTGGCAACGGAACGATCCGCTTCGGTATCAGGCATGGGACCTGGCCTACAAGCGGCTGACGCATGCGTCGGCCGAACTACAGGCGCAACAGGCCCAGCAATACCAGCAGCAGTATCAGCAGCAGCAGCAGTACATGCAGAACGCGGAGGCGTGGAGGGACGGGGAGGCGCAGAAGTTCGCCGACATCGTCCCGGAGTGGAAAGATCCGAAAGCCTATCCCGGCCTCGTCGCCGAG